AGCCGCATCCTGGGACGCAGCCGCATCCTGGGACGCAGCCGCGCCATTCGAGCGAGCAATTGAGTATTTGGAGGGCATGTGATGCTCTCAAAAAGAGCTCTGCTTGGTAGGATAGGCTTGTGAAATATCTGGAGGGGGCATGACAATTTACCGCAGACCTCATCAGTATGTAAGGGTACCGGCATTGCGCGGAGTGGAAAGATGAAATATGAAGATTTCCTATCGACAAAGGCGTGGGCGGCGCCAAAATCCGGAATCGATGTTGACGCCGATGACCTGTGCGAGTCGCTGTTCGACTTCCAGCGCGACTGCGTCCAGTGGGCTTTGAGGAGGGGCAAGGCATGCCTCTTTCTCGACTGTGGTCTCGGGAAAACAATCTGTCAACTCGATTGGGCTCGCCATGTTCCGGGCGACGTGCTCATCCTGGCGCCACTTGCCGTGGGCCGTCAAACGCAGAAAGAGGGAGAGCTTTTCGGCATTGAATGTGAATTGTCCGATGGCGAGAAAATGGGCAAGATAACGATCTCGAACTATGAAAAGCTCCACCGGTTCACCCCTGCAGAATTTGATGGGATTGTGCTCGATGAGTCATCAATCCTCAAGTCATACACTGGCAAATACAGGACATCCATCATTGAGTGGTTTGAGTCTGCGCCATACAAGCTGGCATGCACGGCGACGCCCGCGCCCAATGACATCATGGAACTCGCAAACCACGTCGAATTTATGGGTATTATGAAGCGCGCTGAATTCCTCGCGTCATGGTTCTGTCACGACGGCGGAGAGACGCAAAAGTGGCGACTCAAGGGCCACGCCGAAAGACTTTTCTGGGAATGGATGGCCGAGTGGGCTATCGTCATGCGCAATCCAGCGGACCTCGGGTATGACGGAGAAGGATTCAACTTGCCGGAGTTGACATTCAACGAGCACTTCATCGAGACGGGGCTGTCAGGATATGGTCAACTGTTCACCATGCCGGCGCAGAATCTAACCGAGCAGCGAAGAGCACGTCGCCAGACCATGGAACAGCGGGTTTCAAAGGCGGCCTCGATTGTAAATGCGTCCAACGAGCCGTGGATTGTATGGTGCGAGCTCAATGACGAATCCGCTGCATTAACCCGCGCGATCGATGGCGCAATTGAGGTTGCTGGCGCGCAGGATGACGACGTAAAAGAATCCAACCTAGCGGCGTTTTCATCCGGGGAAAAGAGGGTAATTGTCACCAAGCCCAAGATTGCCGGCCACGGTCTAAACTGGCAGCATTGTTCGCACCAATTGTTCGTTGGATTGTCGCATTCATTCGAGCAAACTTATCAGGCAATCAGGCGCTCGTGGAGGTTTGGACAAAGGAGACCAGTCGACATCAATATTATCGTCACAGACCTCGAAAGCGCCGTTGCAGACAACGTGGCAAAGAAGCAAGAAGAGCACGAAAAGATGGTGATAAACATGGTGAATCAGACGAGGATAAAGACCATAGAAGAGCTAAAGGGGGCAGAGCGAGAGAAAGATGAATACAGTGTGACAGAGAAAGGCGCCGATGGGTGGACTGTTGTAAACGGAGACTGCGTGGTTGAGGCGGCAAGGGTGCACAATGACACGGTCGGACTGAGTGTTTTTTCTCCGCCATTCGCATCACTGTACACCTATAGCGCCAGCGACAGAGACATGGGCAATTGTCGGGACTACGAAGAGTTTATGGAGCACTTCGGATACCTGATAGACGAAATCCACAGAATCACAATGCCAGGGAGAAATTGTTGTGTTCACTGTATGGATCTTCCCATTTCAAAAGAGCGCGAGGGTTTCATTGGTATCCGCGATTTCCCCGGCATTATCACCAGGGCATTCACTGACCGTGGGTGGATATTCCACAGCCGAGTCGTCATTTGGAAAGACCCAGTAACAGCGATGCAACGCACCAAAGCAATCGGCCTATTATGGAAGCAAATAAAGAAGGATTCAACAATTAGTCGCCAGGGCATCCCGGATTATGTGTTGACATTCCGCAAGCCGGGCGACAACCCAGAGCCGGTGACACACTCATCATCTGAATTTCCCGTTGACCAGTGGCAGAAATGGGCCTCCCCTGTGTGGATGGACATCAACACGGCGGACACATTGCAGAGGGAATCGGCCAGAGAAGAGCAGGATGAGCGCCACATTGCGCCACTGCAGCTCGAAGTTATCAGGCGATGTATTCGGCTGTGGAGTAACCCGGGCGACATGGTGTTTTCTCCATTTGCCGGTATCGGCTCAGAGGGATATGTGGCTGTTCAAGAGGAGCGCAGGTTTTTCGGCATTGAACTCAAGGCGTCATACTGGAGACAGGCGTGCCGCAACCTGGAAATGGCCAAGAAACAACTGTCACTTTTTTAGGAGGGGTTATGTATTCTGAGTACGAAACATTTAAAGTGCTTGTACTAGACGTCGCAAATGAGCGAAAGCGCCAGGTCGAAAAGTGGGGAGTCAATGATTGGCCAGATGGAACTGGCTCGATGTTTGATGCAGTTGAAATGCAAATTGCCAAGGCGAGCCACGACAGGGCGCTCTTCGATGGTAGCATGACGTGGAGGCATATTCTGTCGGAGGAGGTCGCTGAGGTGTTTGCGGAGTCGGACGACGACGCCATCAGGCGCGAGCTCATACAGGTGGCAGCCGTGGCCATTCAGTGGGTTGAGGCCATCGATAGGAGGAAGGTAGCAGGGTAAGATGATGTGCCTTGCAGAAAAGCTCCTTCGGCTAGCGAATGACAACGCCGTCATTATAAGGGTCTACCTGTACCTTCACCTCCACGATGGGAACGTCTCCGTGGCAACCATCGCGAGCGCCATCAAATCTCATCGAGGAAGGGTGAAAGAGTCAGTAGCCATGCTCGAAGACGAGGGCATCATCACTTGTGAGTGGAGCCGCGGTCGCCTAGCAAGATGTTCCATCGAGGAGCCCATATGCGACAACTGGTACGTAGCGGATCAGAAAGTGGTACGTAGCGGATCACATGTCGACAACAGGAGACAGTTGGCGGATTCAGCCAACTGTCTCCCCTGGTCGACAGTTGGTACGCAGCGTACCAGAAAATGGTACGCAGCGTACCAGATGTGCATTTTAACAGATGTATACAGGGGGAGGTTAATAAAAATTATTGGGAGTCCGACAACTGTTGTTCGAACATAAACGTTGATGTTATAGATCAAGGTAACGGTACGTTTACCGTTACCAGGAATCCTGAAGGGGGTGACCACCCTTCCCCCCCTGAAGCCGCCAGCCCTAATGACCTCGCCGAAATTGCCAATGCCATCAGCAATTCCGCCATCGAAGCAAATTTGACGATCCCTGGAGACGAGAAGCTGAGATTCTTGGCTCACAGCATCTTCGATAAATTCGTAGAAGAGCTCACCCTCGACGAGGCCAATCGTTGTCACATCGAAGCCCGCAAGGCATGGGGGCTGCCGACATGAAGCGTCAGTTACCACACCATCCACAAGCAGAGCGTGGCGTCCTTGGCGCTTGTCTGGTAGCAGGCCGTGTGATCGATGAGGTGGACGACATGCTCCTCGCCGAAGATTTTTATGACCCCCGTCACCAGACCGTCTACAGCGCTCTACAGTGGCTCAAAGACCGAGGGCTACCAGTAGACGTACCTCACGTTATCGAGGCTCAGAGGGGGAACCAGGCGAAAGCATCGGCGTCTTTCATAACGGAACTCATCGATGAGTCCGTGGGGTCCGCGCGGGCACCCTTCTTCGCACAGATCGTGCGCGACCGATCTCTTCGTAGGAAGGTAGCCATTGCAGCACAAGAGGCACTGTGCATCGCCCGCGATGGCCATGGCGACGCTGCCGAAGATGTCGGAAGGGCAGAGCGCCTTGTGCTCGAAGCGGCTCAGGAGCGCGTCACTACCGACACATTCGAGCACGTTGGCGAGATCGTGCCGCGTGTCCTCGATGCCTTCGACGCTCGCGCATCATCGAAACAACTCCCGGGCATATCATCGGGTCTTTTCGATCTCGACCGCCTGTTAGGAGGCTTCCAGCGCGGTGATCTAATTGTCCTCGCAGGCAGGACGTCGATGGGTAAAACGGCACTCGGGCTGAATATGCTCATCGAGGCGTGTCGGAAGGGCCACCACACACTCGCGTGCTCTCTTGAGATGACTCGCCAGCAAATTATCGAACGGGCGCTTTGTCGCGAGATGGGGATCAACCTAAATAGTGCGCGCCTCGGCCACCTTGGCAGTGAGGCACTCGCCGATCTGCGCTTGGCAGGCGATAGAATGAGTGCCTTCCCCCTCCACATCGACGATCAGGCGGGCGCGCCGATTTCTCACATTGTCGCGAGGTGTCGTCGTCTCCATGCGAAAGGCGAGCTCGAGTTGCTCGTCGTGGATTATCTACAGATGATGACATCTCCACAGCGCCGAGGGACCTTTTCTCGTGAGCGAGAGGTCTCTGAATTCTCGGCAGGTCTAAAGGGTATCGCCAAAGAATTCGAGATACCAGTCATCGCGCTCTCCCAACTGAACCGTGCCGCGGAGACGCGCCCAGACCATCGTCCACAGCTGTCTGACCTTCGAGACAGCGGGTCAATCGAGCAGGATGCCGACGTGGTCATGCTGCTATATCGCGACGAATATTATAACCGAGAGACGTCCGATCGCGGCATCGCTGAGATAATCGTCGCCAAACAGCGCAATGGGCCAACTGGAAGGGTGAAGGTGAAATTTACGCCAGAAACACAACAATTCAACAATCTGACGAGACGGGAGGAATAACAATGAGACTAATGCCTAGTCCTCTGCCGCTGTGGGCTGCATTCGGTGGAGACCATTGGGCAGACATTTCAGCATGTGAATCGCATCGACGAGATGAGTGCGTTTATTACATGTTGTGTTTAGCACGAGCCGCCACCGAAAACTGGCGCGGCTTTTCGTGTATAACATGTGAGGCATACGCTGAAAAAAACGCGGCCCAGGCTGTCTCTCTCGATGATGTGTCCATCGGCACGTGTCCAATATGTGAGACGGCGACGATTAACGAACCATCGCAGGTATTACGGGACGGCTGGTGCCGGCGTTGTGGAGGATACCTTGAGGGCACATCGTTGTCTGTGTCGCTCATTACAGACCAGAGGTCGCGAATCGCTGAACGCATTCGACGAGAAGAACTATCCGACGAATACGAATCTCGCGCAAATATGGAGGGACATCGTGGATATTGACCGCCCCAAGACAAGAGGTGACTGCATCGATGGGCCTCGCCCATGCCCGTGGGTCGGGTGTCGGTACCATCTCTATCTGGATGTCGTCTACATAAAGACGAAAGGCAGAGCAAGGATCGTCTATCGTCACCCAGGGAAGGAGCCGTGGGAGCTCGTCTTTTCGTGTGCCCTCGACATAGCCGATATGGGGCCGCACTCCCTTGACGAAATCGGGGTATTTATCGGCAAGGGTGACACAAAGCATGCAAAAGTGTGTAAGGGGACGAGCTCACTCAGCCGAGAATACGTCAACTACATACAACATCGGGCCCAGGAAAAACTGGTCGCTCCATGCAAGTCTTCGGACATTACGCCGGATTTGCTAGCACGACACCACATGGGACCGCTCGTCGAAGCAGCACTATATGCAGACAAAACACCTATCACATCTGCGGATGTACAACATCTACGGGACAATGACGAGCACAGACACAAATACGCGTGGGGGAAGATCGACGTTCGCCGTGAAAAATAACCGACTAGCACAATGGTACACTCCTTCGCGGCTCGCTACTCGCGTTGTCTCATGGGCGGTTCTTGGCACCAAAAGACCGCTAAGGATACTCGAGCCTGCAGCGGGCCGAGGCGCACTCGTGAGGCCGATTCCGAGACGGCATCATGTCACCGCCGTGGACATCGATGCGAGCCACCTCGACGAACTCGCCGCCATCGGCGATAATGTAATCACTGTCCACGCCGACTTCCTCATCCATGATTTTGACAACGGATTCGACCTGTGCATCACAAATCCACCATATGAAGGTGGTATGGCCTCGTCGTTCATTGAACGGGCAATTATCGACGTCGAGTGCGCCCGCGCGGTGGCAATTCTTAGGGCGGCTTTTCTGCATTCTGCCTCACGCTGGGAGAGGGTGTGGCGACTGGTTGATATCACAAAGATGGCGATTCTAGTCAACTCTGATTTTGTTGTGTTCGAGCTCACGAGGAGACATCGGACACGTAGACTCGGCGAGCCAATGGAAATAGGCTCCGTCGAATGGTGGAGGGTATAATGAGTAAAGCAAGTCGTTTCGTTCCCAAGGAGCGTCTCATCGAAGCTCGAAAAGAAATAGAAAGCCTGCGCCGCGAGCTTGAGTCGCAGATGGTTAGGGCATCCGTTTTCGCCAGCGCTAATGAGTGGATGAAGGGTGCGTTTTACGGTGCCCGCGGCGCGAGCGTCGTGCCAGAACCGCGTCCATCCTGCTCAAGCTGTCGATATTGGTCTTCAAAAAACGGAGCAGCTTATGGCCAATGCCGCTATCACGCCCCTGTAGCGACAGACCTATGGCCAGAAATGGAACCAGACGAATTCTGTGGACAGTGGAGCGTGTCATGACGAGCCACGAATTCGCCGCCATTGTACATCGCGCGGCAAGGGAATTCAGAATCGCACACCACAACCTATCCCGGCTTTGGCTCACAGACGAGGAAGGGCCAATCATGGAGGGCTGGCCTGGGGTCGGCTGGGTTATCACCGGCGGTGAGTCCGGCTGGAAAGCTCGGCCGGCTGAGCTCGATTGGTTTCGAGGTATTCGGGACGCGAGCTCGATGGCCTCGATCCCGTTTTTTCATAAGCAACATGGAGGGAGGGGAACCGATCATAAGGCGAAGCGATCGGGCGATCTGGCCGTGCTCGATGGCGAGCTTTATCAGGAATATCCCGTGATCTCGGGTCAAGAGGAGCTCTTCTAGTGGCTGTGCAGTATCCGCTATTTCTCGATGAAATGGTCGAAAGGTCGATAGCGCTCCTTCGAGCGAATGAGCCAGCTGAGGGATATTACGGATGTTTCAGCGGCGGAAAAGATTCAATTGTTATCAAGAGGCTCGCTGAAACGGCCGGTGTCTCGGTAACGTGGCATTATAATAAATGCCCAGATCCCCCTGAACTTGTTCAATTCATCCGCCAATACCACTCCGATGTCACTCACGTCCGATCGAATCATGGCAACTTCTTTCGACGCATGGAAAAGAAAGGATTCCCCACTCGCGTAGCTAGGTGGTGCTGTGAAGAATACAAGGAGAGCCGATCACCAAAGGGAGCGGTTCTAATCCTTGGTATTCGTGCCGAAGAGAGCCCGAGGAGAGCTGCCAATTGGGACGAGATAACCTATCACCGCCGAACAAAATCAAACGCGGTACTCCCGATCCTATACTGGGCGAGCGATGAAATTTGGGAGTTCATTCGCTCTGAGGGATTGCCCTATTGCTCTCTTTATGACGAAGGCTGGCACCGGCTCGGGTGTGTCGGTTGTCCAATGTCC